AAAGACCTTTTGCCGAAGATAGAGATAGAGATAGTAAATGGGGAAAGTTAGGGTAAAGACAACGAACGTATTTCAAAGGCTGGAAGAAGCGTCAAGGGACTTTTCCGTGATTTCGGCACAAGGCGGCTCACGATCGGGAAAGACGTACAACATTGTCCTTTGGCTCGTTCAGCGGCTTCTGTTAAATCAGGAAACCTCATGCTCAATTGTCAGAGCTACCCTACCCGCTTTGAAGGGTTCCGTATTGAGGGATTTCAAAGACATCCTCTTGCGTATGGAATTGTGGGATGATTCGGCATTTAACAAATCGGACTTGATTTACACCCTGCCCAACAAGAGCTGGTTTGAGTTTTTCTCAACCGATAGCGAGGAGAAGTTAAGGGGGCGGAAACGTGATATCCTCTTTGTCAACGAGGCGAATGAATTAACCTTTATCGAGTGGCAGCAGTTGCAGATGCGTACCACCCAATTAGCGATTTTGGACTATAATCCAAGCTTTACCGATGAGCATTGGATAAGCAAATTGAATAAGGATGAAAAGACGTTCCACTTTATAACCACCTACAAGGACAACCCTTTTCTGGAGCAGAGGATCGTTGAGCAGATAGAGGATTTGAGGGACAAGAACCGCTCCCTGTGGACAATCTACGGACAGGGTCAGCAATCGATGGTCGAGGGGCTCATCTTTACGAACTGGGATCTGGTGGAACAGATACCGCCATCTGTTCGCAAGCGTTGCATAGGGCTGGACTTCGGATTTACCAACCACCCCTCGGCAGCAGTCCTTGTAGGGTTGGACATAGAGGCAAAAGCGATCTATATCCACGAGTTGTTCTACTCTACCCATATGCTTACCGACAACCTGATAAGCGCATTGGCTCCTTATCGTGAGGAGATTGTTTCCGAGAGTGCCGATCCCCGACTGATTGCCGAGCTGCGCAATGCGGGGCTTTGGGTAACACCTGTCAGCAAGCCTGCCGGGAGTGTACAGGCAGGGATAACAAAGATGCAGACACTTGACATACATATCACGCAGAGCAGCCACAATGTAATACGGGAGATAAAGAACTACGTCTGGGAGCAGAACAGGGATGGCGGGTTTGTCAACCAGCCAGTGAAGGATTTTGACCACGCTATGGATGCCGTGCGGTATGTGGTGTATGAAAAGACACTTGGGCGCAATGTGGGGCCGATAAGCAAAGACGATTTAGGACTATAAAGAATAAAGTAGAAGCCATGTCAATAGAGATAAGTAGCGTAATAAATGTATTGAAAAACGAGCTGAACGCAGCTTTGGGTCGCAAGCAGGAATTGGTTGAACTATTGAGCGAGGCCGATTTGACCCGTGCAAAAGACCGATTGGAGAACTTCGATGACCGAATAAGGTTAGCTCTTTCTCAGTATGACCCAACGCTGCACAATGCAGCCAACAGACCCGATAAGAAAAGAAAGGGTAAGGAGCCGAAGAAAACGGCAAAGCTGCCGATACCTTTCCAGCGGATGATAAACCAGCAAGCAACGGCCTTTCTCTTTGGCGAGGAAGGGACATTCTCCAACCAAACGGAAGAGGCAGACGAGGCGTTTGCGGAATTTATGGGGATTATCAAAGACACCCGTTTCCATAGTACCATACGGGAGGCGAAGACCCTCGCAGGGGCGGAAACCATCTCTGCCAAGCTATACCACCTGTACCTTGATGAAAGTGGAAACATAGCCATAAAAACAAAGGTTCTGGCCTATTCAAAGGGCGACCACTTATACTACAAGAAAGACGAGTTCGGGAAACTGATAGTCTTTGGGCGGTATTACGAAACGACCAACAACGACAAGACAATAGAGAAACACTTTGACGTTTACACCAGCGAGCAGATATACAGGGGCAAGACTTCGGGCATAGGATGGAAGGTAGATGTTGAAACAAACTTCATCGGCAAGATTCCTGTCATTATCTACGAGCAACCCGTTGAGTGGGATGGCGTTCAACCGCTGATTGAAAGACGTGAAGAGATTCAATGCAAGGATGCCGATGTGAACGACTATTTCGCTGACCCCAAACTGGTCGGAGAGGGAATTATAAAAGGACTACCCGATTCCGAGGACACGGGAGCGGTAATACAGGTGCAGAATGGCGGAAAGGTGGCGTATTTGACCTACGATACGGCTCCGGAGAACAGAACAAACGAGTATCACACCTTGGAGAGATTGATTTACGGGATGACCTTTTCAGCTGACATAAGTTTTGATTCCATAAAGAGCATGAGTGTACCTTCGGGTAAGGCCTGGCAGTATGTGTTCATGGCTCCCCTATTAAAGGCCAAAAACCACCAGGACAGATACGGGGAACTGATAGACCGTGAAATCAACCTTGTAAAGGCCGTAATGAAGGTGTTGTTCCCAAAGCTGGATTCAGACGGGAAGATAGACCTTTTGGATGTAAGCTACGAGTTCGCTTCCCCGATGCCCGACGATGTGCTTGACGATTTGACAAACATAAAAACCGCAGTAGAGGCGGGAGTGTTGAGCATTGAGGGCGGAGTACGTCAGAACCCACTTGTTGATAACCACGGGCTGGAGCTGGACCGTTTGGCACAGGAAAAGGCGCAGGAACAACAAAGACAACAGAACTTACGATTGATGGACATAACCGAACCGACATTCTAATATGAACTGGCACGACAGAAAAGCAAGGGAAGCGGCCAACAAACTGGCACGACAGATAGACGAGCTGTATGTGAAGTACAGCCGTATGCTTATTGCCTTGGGTGCAAAGCATGAGGTTAATGATGCGATATTCTCATTTAAGAGTGTCGGGGCACACTCGGAGGTGGAATCCATTTTAAGCGACTTCAGGGCCGACTTGATGGCCTTGTACACAGGTGGGGTAAGTGTTGCCGTTGGCATATCGGAAATGAAAAGCAAGGCATTGTTGAAGGCCGTTGGAGCCACGGGTAAACTTTCCGACAGAATGATAACCCCCAATTCCATTCTTCACGGGGAAAGGCTTTCAACACGAGTATGGAAACTTGGCGAGGGACTAAGGGAGCAAATGGAACTTGTTCTTGACACGGGAATCCGCGAGGGCAAGGGAGCCGCAGCAATAGCCAAAGATTTAAGGAAGTACCTGAACGAGCCTGACAGGTTATACAGAAGGGTAAGGGATAATCACGGGGAGCTGAAATTAAGTAAAGCAGCAAAGGACTACCACCCGGGAGCAGGGGTGTACAGAAGTTCGCATCAGAACGCCATGCGCCTTGCAAGAACGTCAATGAACAGAGCCTACCATATGGCTGACCATGACCGCTGGGGGCAGATGAATTTCGTTGTCGGGATAAAGGTTCAACGTGGAAGTTCGTACCCTTGTCCCTTGTGTGATTCAATGGTTGGGGAGTACCCGAAGGACTTTACGTTCCTCGGTTGGCATCCAAATTGCTTGTGTACGGCCACCCCGATAATCGCAGATGCTCCGTTGGGCGAGGAGGAAAATGCGACAAACAGGGTTGAAACACCCGAACCGTTCAATAGGTGGGTGAGGGAAAACAGGGAAAGAATATCACAGGCAGCGACACGGGAAACCATGCCGTGGTTTATTTTGGAGAATGAGAAATATTTTGACATGGTGTATTGATGAGGATGTATTACTACATAAAAGGAAAGGACATCCCGATTTACAAGGGGAAATTATACATAGTGGCAAGTAACGACTATGAAAAGGTATGCACCCTTATCCCGAATTTTGAGGAGATAAGTAAGGGGGAGTTGTACGGGCATACGCTTTTGATGAATTACAAAGGAGTGGAAAGCATATTCATTGTCTTGAACTTTGACCATGAGTACGAGAAAATGACCTACGGGGTCATTGTCCATGAACTGCGCCATGCAGCCGACATTTTGGCCAAGCAGCGGGATTTGAACACAGGGTTTGAGAACACCGAGAACAACGCATATATAATGGAATGGATGGCAAATACGGTATTCCTTGAATTGATACGTTGGGGGTTTGTTCCCAACAAGAAGAAGTAATTTTTTTTGAATATAGATAGGGCATTATGCCCCAAGCAGAAAATCGGAAAAACCGAATTTGATAATAACCAAAAATGAACAAAGAAATGGAAGAAAAAATCTACCAAAAAATTAATGAGGGGTTAGGAAAAACCGCCCTGTCCGAGAGGACTATCAGGAGCAAGGCAGCACGACTGGCAGCGAGAATCAAAACTGACGAGGAACTGACGGAAGACGTTTTGTCTGATGCGGTGGAGGACTTACGGGTACTTGCCGGGCAGCTTGACCATGACGTGGCCGAGAAGGTTAAGGTTGAAGCCGAAAGAAAGGCGGCTGAGCTTTTGAAATCAAGGAATAAACAGGAAAAACCTGAAGAACCAAAAGAAAAGACCATTACCGAGGATGAATCACCCCCGTCATGGTTTGTATCGTACAAGGAGCAGCAAGAGAAATTGTGGTCAGAAAAACTGTCCGAAGTAGAGAAAAAGGCAATGGCATTTTCCGAGCACCAAAAACGGGAAAAGCTCAACCAGTTTCTACGTTCCGAGGCAAAGCGACTTGGTGTACCTGAAAGCCACTTGGTAGGCATGAAACCCGTGGAGAGCGAGGATGAAGCCCGTGAGATACTGGCAGCCAAAAAGGAAGCCATTGTCAAGGAGGGTATCGGCTCCCAGGGTGTAGGAGCTTCCGAGGCGAAAAAGGATCGTGATCCATTTGCCGAGGTAGCAAAGGCCGAAACCGAAAAGCTGGCGGCAAGTAGTGATTCAAAGAAATGAGTATTAACTAAAAACAGAAATTATTATGGCAGCAGGAATAACTTATGATGCCAGCACTTTCGCAGCAGCCGAAGAGTTGTACAACGTGAAATCGGGGTACAGGATGGCCGGAGGTGCTAATCTCTATGTTGCCGACTTGTCGGCACAGGAGAAAATTCCCCCTCTGACACCGCTTTATGTGGTAGCAGATAATACCTACGCAGGGGTTAAAAATGCGTATGTGGTAAGAAATGCAAAGGTTCAGGCCAATTTTGAGGCAGACAACACACTTAAAAAAATCAAAATCGAGAAGGGCAGTTTTTGGAATGTAGGCAATGATATCGCTTTTAACGATTCCAACTATGGAACAATCAAGGCTATTGTAACAACGAATGCCGATTATGACGAGGTTGAATTTGATGCCGCTATCCCCTTAGGATGCGACTTCACAAAGGGCGATGTCCTTTCCCCGGTAAAAGTAACCAAAGGATCGGGCTCGACAACCGTAACCACCGTTCACGAGGCCGTTGTTTATGAGGCAGCAGTCTATAGCTCAACTGCTATCGAATCCCTGAAGATTGTCAAGGGAAGCGGCATTAAAGATCCCGAAGGTGGAACATTGACCGTGAAACTTGCAGGACACGACATTGTCATCAGCG